GGCTTTGGTGCACGTCCCCTGCCCAAGGCTCAGCTCGGATAAGAGTTGAGCCGCCGTAATTCTTCCTAGTTTCATTTTTCATACTCCTTTTGTTAGTTGCTGGGATGCGTTATTGCATCCCATGACCTGCATTCTACACACTTTGAAAGAAAAAGCAACACTTTTTTAAAAAATATTTTTTGTGATGTTTGTTGCGTAAAGTCCGGGACTGGTGTATAAGTGCTTTTGATAGAGTGCGATTTTGTTTCTCGAATCCGCGCCAGATAGAACATATAGCCGCCGAACATGGCGGCTTTTTTATTCCAGGACATGGACACAAAGACTAAATCGAAATACGGTAGCCGCGTAGAAACACAGCGCCGCATCGCCGCTTTTGCCGCCGCTTACGGACGCACGGGGAACGCTACGCAAGCAGCTATCGATGCCGGGTACAGCGAGAAAACCGCGCGCACTCAGGGATCAGCGCTGTTGACAAAACCGGATATTTTCGAGATGTGCTCTCGGGCGCGCGAGGAATACCTGGCTGCGTGCGAAAATACCAAACAACGTCAGCGGAAAATGCTCGAAGCCGCAGCAGATGACGCAATTGCGGCGCTGCAAACCGTGGTGCAGGGCAAAATCTCACGCGGGGCGGTAGCGATGGTGAGCGCGGCAACTGCAATCCTTGATCGCGCTGGGCACAAGCCCGTGGACGAAAGCAAGATAGCGCATACCAGCCCGGACGGCAGCATGACGCCGCGCGGCCCTGTACAGATCGTGATCGAAGGTGGTTGATCGGATCACAATACAGATACCGCCCAAGCTGATCCCGGTTTTCGGCGGCAAGGCGAGATATCGCGGCGCGCACGGGGGGCGGGGGAGCGCGAAAAGCTACACGTTTGCCTTGATGCTGGCATTGCGCGGCGCGGAACAGCCTTTGCGCATCCTGTGTGCGCGCGAGTACCAGAACAGCATCAAGGACAGCTCGCAAGCGGAAATCGCCCGCGCGATCGAGAGCGTGCCGTACCTCGCCAGCCAGTATGAGGTAGGTGACAGTTTTATTCGCGGCAAAAACGGAACAGAGTTTCTTTTCCGCGGACTGAGGCACAACTACCAGTCCATCAAGTCCATGGCCGGGATCAACATATGCTGGGTTGAGGAGGCCGAAACCGTCAGCGAAGAGTCCTGGCGGGTGCTAATACCGACGATCCGGGAGCCGGGATCGGAAATCTGGCTGACGTGGAATCCCGAGCGCGAAGATTCGCCCACGCGTCAGCGGTTCGTCGTCCATCAGCCAAGCGGGGCGAAAATCGTTCAAATCAACTGGAGAGATAACCCTTGGTTCCCCCACGAGCTGGATCGTGAGCGACAGGACGACTTGCGCTACCGTCCCGATCAGTACGATCACGTGTGGGAGGGGGCATGTCTCACCCGCTCGGATGCACTGGTGCTGCGAGGACGTCATACGGTAGATGCGTTCGAGCCGCAGCAGGGATGGGACGGCCCGTATTACGGGATTGATTGGGGATTTTCCGTCGATCCGTCTGTGATGGTGCGCTGCTGGATACATGGCCGCACGCTCTACATTGAGCATGAGGCCTACGGCCACGGCGTCGAGATCGACAACCTGCCGCAACTGTTCGCGGCTATCCCCGGTGCGCGAGAGCACGTGAGCTACGCAGACAATGCGCGGCCCGAGACGATCAGCTACATGCAGCGCAACGGCTACAGATACATGCGCCCAGCAGACAAATGGCCGGGCAGCGTGGAGGACGGCATCGAGCACCTGCGCAGCTATGAGCGCATCGTCATCCACCCGCGCTGTGAGCACGCATCGCGTGAGGCGCGGCTGTGGAGCTACAAGATTGACAGGCTATCTGGCGATATCAAGCCAGACTTGATGCCAGGTAACGATCATTGCTGGGATGCTGTTCGGTATGCGCTGGGGCCGATCATTCGCAAGCGCACGCCAACGCAATCCGTTACGCTGCCGTACATGGCGAGGTGATAAAACAATGTGGCAGACGCTACAAAAAAGCTACGCACGCGATCGAGATTTGCCGGATCGGACGTCTCGCATCCAGGCATTGCAGCGCGTACTTGCCGGCACGATATACGACAATCTGCGCTATGCGTTTCATGAGGAAACAAACGGCGCGAACGAATACGTCAGGTTGCGCGATCGCCGTCCTTCTGTGAGGTACAACCTGTGCAGGCTGGTGGTGCAGCAATCCACCGCGATGCTGTTCAGCGAGGGGCATTTCCCCGAGGCGGTACACGACGATGAAACTACGCGCGACACGCTGAACGACATCATCCGTGACGCGCGGATTAACGAAGTCATGATCGACGCGGCGGAAAAAGGATCAGTCGGCTCAATCTGCCTGTGGCTGCGTATCCTGGAAGGGCGCGTTTATGTTTCTGCGCTGACAACCGAATACCTCACGCCGACATATAACCCTATGCGGCCAGATGACTTGATGGCCGTGCGCGAGCAGTACAAGATTCGCGGACGCGCGCTCCGCGCCATGGGATATGCGATCAAGGAAAGCGATCTTGACGCGATGCACTGGTGGACGCGGGATTGGACGGATCAGGCCGAAATCTGGTATTTGCCCGTCAAGATCAGCGATAAACCGGGCTTGCCCGAGAATCTCACGCAGGATAACGAGCGCACCATTCAGCACAACCTCGGCTTTGTGCCGATGGTTTGGGTACGCAACCTGCCCGGCGGCGATGACATCGACGGCGCGCCGACATTCAGCGACGAAGCGATTGAAACGAATATCGAGATCGAGTACATGCTCAGCCAAGCGGGGCGTGGGCTGAAGTACGCAAGCGATCCGCTGTTGATGATCAAGGAACCCGCAGTCGATCCCGGACAGCAAATGGTACGCAGCGCGAGCAATGCAATCATCGTGAGCAAGGACGGCGATGCGAAGCTGGTTGAGATTGACGGCGCTGCTACGGCTGCTGTGCTGGAGTACGTGCGTACCTTGCGCGAATTTACCCTTGAACAACTCAACGGCAATCGGGCAAATGCTGACAAGTTATCGGCGGCTCAATCCGGGCGCGCAATGGAATTGCTCAACCAAGCGCTGATCTGGCTGTCTGACAAACTGCGTATCAGCTACGGCGAATACGGCCTCAAAAAGCTCCTGCAGATGATCGTCCGCGCCAGCGCAAAGATGGCATTGGTAGATTCCGATGGTGATCCTATCCCGCGGATGTCGCCGGGCCGAATCGCATTGAAATGGCCTCCGTGGTATGCGCCCACCAGCCAGGATCGCAGCAGTGACGCAAACACTTTGCGAACCCTGACTGATGCAGGGCTGATGAGCGCGGAAACCGCTGTTGGGACTCTCGCACCCGTCTATGACGTGGAGGATGTGCCTTCCGAACTAGCGAGGATCACAGCCGAGCAAGCCGAGCGCAACGCGCATGCGCAAGAGCAAGTAAAGATCGTGGAGTGACGGCCCCAAGCCGTTCGGATGCCCGACTGATACGGGCTTTTTAATTTGGAGGCCCAGATGGCTGATAACAACGAAGATATTGACAACAACCCGACTAAAACCGCGCCGAAAACCGCGCCCGAACCAGAGACGTTCTCGAAAGATTATGTGCGTGAACTGCGGCATGAGAACGCGGGATATCGGCTGAAAGCGCAGGAAATGGAGCGCAAGGCCCAAGAAGCGGCAGAATCCGCAAAGAAAGCGCAGGATGAAGCAATCGCAAAAGCCCAAGAAGCCGAGCAGCGAGCCGCGCAGCGAATCATCAAAGCGGAAATGAAGGCCCACGCAATCAAAGCCGGGATTGTCGATATTGACGCACTTGCGCTGGCTGACTTGTCCGGCGTGAAATTCAATGATGCTGGCGAGATTGAAGGCGCAGACGCCGCAATTGAGGCCCTCAAGAAAGCCAAGCCCTATCTGTTCGCCCAAACCACGGCGAGCACGCAACAGCCACCAAAAGTCGGCAAGCAAGAAACAAAAACCGCGCGTGATCTTTCGGATGCCGATTTGCGCTCGGATTTGAGATCGAAATTCGGCATCCGCGTTTAACGTTTTTTCAGTCGGTTATCCGGCAGCAGTCCATCGGGGGTAGACGCCCAGGGACATAAATCATCCAGATAAAGGAAATGAATCATGGCTATTAACAACCTCCCCGTCACACTGCAAAGCGTCATCCAGCAGAATTATCTCGAACGCGCGTTTGAGATTCCTCTTCGCGCCAAACTCGGATTCCGCGCCATCGCCGAGCAGATTGATTTCCCTGCGGGAATCGGCGAAACCATCTCAAAAACCCGCACCGGCCTGTTGCCTGCGATTACGGCTCCGATCGCGCCTGCGGCAAACAGCGACATCACCAGCGGCCTGACTCCGCAAAACTACGGCGTGGAGCGATTTACGCTGGCCGTGTCGCAATACGCCGCCAACATGCAGCTCAATGTCGCCACCAGTCGCGTAGCAATCGATAGCCTGTTTCTGCGCAATGCGATGACGCTCGGCGAGCAAGCCGTACGATCCATCAACACCATTGCCCAACAAATCTTGTACACGGGCTACATGGGCGGCAACTCGTTCGTTCGCGTGACTCTCGGCGCTGCTGGGCCTGTTGTTGCTGTGGACGACATTCGCGGGTTCCAATACACATGGAACAGTGCCGGACAAGTGGTTGTGGTGTCGCCCGCGAACCCGGTCAACGTTGTGGTTGGCTCCAACGTCTATTCGCTTGTTGGCGCGGCATCTGACGGCAACTATTTGTCTGTCAGCCCTGGCGGCATCTCCGGTACTCTGACTTTCGCCTCAAACGTCACGGTGGCAGACGGCACCGCGCAAAACCCCGTGGTGTCTGCCGTGGCCCCGTATGTCATGCGATCGATGGA